ACTATATCATTGGTGATCAGTGCGACCGGCCGGGCGGGGATAAGGATGATTCCGAGAGAACGCAGGGTGACATCTGGTCAGAGATCATCAATGCAACATCTCAAGACGAGTTTTTTGAGAAACTGGCGAGTCTTGCTCCTAAACAGCTCGGATGCAATTTTGGGTCTCTGAAACTGTACGCCGAGTGGAAGTACAGACCAGAATGCCAAGAGTATGAGTCACCAACAGGTACATTCGACATTCCATTGGAGCTGGAAAGTTGGAAAGCTAACTTGAATGGTGTTAGTGGAAGGTTAGTCTTGTCCCGTCGCTTACATTTCGCTCAGGGGGCCCCCCCTTGGGAGGGCACCCCCCCCCTTCGCTTCATGAAGCTCGAGGGCCGCCCGGATAGGAAAGATAATGGGGTATTCTGATAACCCATGCTGACTCAGCTAGACCAAGAGGGTTGGTGTTATATGGAGAAACGAGATTGGGAAAGACTGTTTGGGCCCGTTCCCTGGGAAAGCATGCATACTTCGGGGGCCTATTCAATCTCGAGGACTTTTCCGAATCTGCCGACTACGCCGTATTCGACGACATCAGTGGAGGTTTCGGTTTCTGTCCATCCTACAAGCAGTGGATGGGAGGACAATTTCAGTTTACAGTGACTGACAAGTACAAGCACAAGGTCACAGTGAAGTGGGGGAAGCCAACAATATGGCTATGCAACCGGGACCCCCGATTGGAGTGGTACAAGCCGGGATCTGCACCCGACTTTACTTGGATGGAAGACAATTGCGATTTCGTTGAGATACTGTTGCCTATTTTTCATGCCAATACAGCTTAGCTGAAGGCTCAAACCTCAACAAACTACTTGAGGTACCGCCCACTCTAGGTAGAAATATGTCGATCACATAGTAATCTCCCATGCCTGGTCTACCATTGGTAGAGAACCCACTGAAAGTTTCTGTTCCTCCCTGTTCATCATCGTTGTACACGAGGTTTTTGTTCATCGGGTGCCATCTACGGTAACTTCGAATCATTCCCTCTTCATTGCCTGACGCAATGGTGACGGTCTTGTCGTACTTGATAGACACGTTAGTGTTGTCGGTGGCTGCTGTCATAATGTTGGACCAGTCTACGCCTGCTGCACCCCTGAACAACAGACTTTGGATAGCGCCAACGGCGTTACTGCCGTACGCAGTATTGACCAGGCGCATGAAACCGCTACTGGTTTCTTGGTTCAATGCCTGGCCCGTGCCAGAAATACGCTGTATGAGATAGTCACCCTTTAGCGTAAAGCATATCCTCCGCCATTGCCACGGCAAGCCGTCGTTGGTGACAATTTGAATGTTTTCCTTGAGACCTCGCATGTAGCAGGTCTGTGCGGTACGGGCTGCGACATCAGTGATTTTCGAGCCCACGCCTACTCCAGTGTCCGCGTTGCGTGCTGTGGCACACCAGGGGAATATGTACGGTTGGGTGGCTGGCATGATAGCAGCTGTTGCCTGATAGGTAGTGCCACCTTGAGGCGAAGCGGCAGTGACATTGGTGTAACTGATCATGCTATCGACCTTCTTTCGGCTGGTGACGTTGAGAACGCGCCTTTTGGTCATTGTCGATCTTCCAGAGCGAGTACTCCTCCGATAGGTCCTTCGCCCATACGATGCACGGGCAGGCCTTCGCTTGGCTGCAGCTTTTCTCGTAAAGGAACGCCTCCCACGACGCACGGTCCTGTACGGCATCCTGGCGTTTCAGTTGGGGCGGGGTAAAAGGGGTTGGGGGCCTGTTCTGTTGGGACATGTTGGGACTCAACGCTGCGCGGTTGGGGGTAACGCAGGTACTTATACCCGGTCCATGTCGGTTTTTTTTTTGGGGTCTACAGTGTTAAGTTTCGACCCCAAAAATGGTCCGCAAGTTCAAACTCGATGGAGTCCAATATGCAATGCTCACTTACTCCGATTGTCGAGACGATTTCAATCCTCAACTCATTATCGACGCAGTTGTCGCAACTGGAGCAGTGTACCGACTTGGTCGAGAGCTGCACCAGAATGGCAAACCTCACTTCCACTGCTACGTTGAGTGGTCTGAGCCATTTTCTCATCCAGACGCCGGAGCACTCTTCTTTGTGGGAGGTCAACGGGCGAATATTAAACGATTTTCGGCGAATCCTGGACGTCGCTGGGATTACGTTGGGAAATACGCCGGACACAAGGAGGGGCACTATATCATTGGTGATCAGTGCGACCGGCCGGGCGGGGATAAGGATGATTCCGAGAGAACGCAGGGTGACATCTGGTCAGAGATCATCAATGCAACATCTCAAGACGAGTTTTTTGAGAA